AGAAATCCCTCCACTTCCAGACTTTGACACTGGTACACATTATCTTGAATGTTATACTGATGGTACTATTGCTAAACAGAGTAAAACCTCTTATGGTGAATGGGAGTTTGATGCTTATAAAGGTGTTGATGGGAATTCGTATAATATTGCTTTAATTAGCAATATTAATAATGCGACTTATAACTCACATTCGCAAGATTATAATGTTCTTTTAGAGTCAGAAGAAGGTGTATACTTGAGGAAAAATGGGACTAATTTATTGGGGTCAGCCACTTCTTACATCGACAATAACACTTGGTACAGACTAAAAGTTGCAAGACTAAAAAGCGAAGGAGTGTTCAAAGACATTCCCACTTTGCAAACGAGTGATTTAGTGAATAGTGATTACACTACTTTTACTTCAAATGGGCGATACGGATTTAATGCAACAAGCGATGGAAGTGGTACTCATCAAGCCGGAACAGCAGATGAAATTTCTATTGTGAATGGAGTAAAATATATAGTTGAATTTGATTTGAATTTAGATAGTGGTACTTTGCCATCATTTAGGTTAAAACAGTCCTTTGGTGGTGGAACGTTGAGTAATGTTCCAACTGCTGTTAGTGGACATAATTCTCATGTATTGACAGCAGTAGGAACAGATACTGGAATGCTAGAATTTTTTAATTCCTCAACAGCCACAGACTACGAAATATCAGGACTAACAATCAGAAGAATATACGACGCTGACACGTTTGCAGTGTTCATACGTGGAGGTTCATTTTCAGAAACCAAAACAGGATGGACTTTAGTTGATACTACTGGAGGGAGTGGTTCTAATCCGGTTTTTTCAGATACGTACAAAACTTCAGAATATCTAGTTCTAGATTTAGACGCAGGAGATAAATTTACCAATCTAATTGTGAGGGATTCAGTTGAGCAGTAATTGGAGAGATGTCAAGGGATTTGAAGGAATATACAAAGTTAGTGAAACAGGCATTGTTAGAAGTATGGAACGAATGATTGACCATCCACTTGTACAAATTAGACATGGAAAAACTTTAAAACAAATACCTAATCATAAAGGGTATATGAGAGTACCTTTAAGTTATAAAGGAAAAACAAGACAAGAGTTTGTTCATAAATTAGTTGCACAAGCATTTGTGGACAATCATTTAAATAAACCACAAATAAATCATATTGATGGTAATAAATTAAATAACCATTATTCTAATTTAGAATGGGTAACTAATCAAGAGAATTGTAAACATGCTGCCAAACTAGGGTTAAGAAAACCAATTAAAGGTTCATTACACCATAACACAGTTTTAAATGAAGACCAAGTAATTGAATTAAAACAGAAAAGAGAACAAGGGTTGACTTATAGTAAGTTGATGGATTATTTTAATATAACTAAGAGTAATGTTTCAAGTATATGTTCTGGTAGAACATGGAATCATATAAAAATCAAAGACGGAGTGAGGCAGTAATGGTAACAAAAAAAGACGCATGGACAAAAATTGAAGGCATACTTATTAGAATAGGAGCTAATGAAAAAGCAATAACAGAAATAAAACGAAATATTGAAACACATTATGTTACCAAAGAAGCTTATGAACCAGTCAAAAAAATAGCTTATGGATTAAGTGCTGCAGTATTACTTGCTGTCATAGGAGCAGTATTAAATATGGTGATATTATGAAAGATAAGATATTGAACACTTTAAGCATGGCAATAATCATATTCACAATCGGAACATTACTACTAGGAATATTTTGGATGTTTGAAGACAACCCACCAGTATCATATCCTAATCAACCAAGCAAAGCAATAGTGAAAGGGAGCAATGTATACATGACATTAGAGTATTGCAGGTATAGTGATAAACCATTTACTTCGTATGCAACTTTCGTGGATGGAATATTATTTCATTTACAACCAGAAAAAATAAGTGGGACAGGAGTAGGATGTGGAAATCTTACAAGAGCATATCCTATACCTGAAACATTACCAAATGGAAAATATAAAATGGTTTTTAGGAATGAGTTTGAAATAAATCCAATAAGTACAATAAGTGTGTCTCAAGAAACTGAGTACTTTATAATAAACAGAACAGGAGAGTAGGTAAAATGAAAATTTTTGGATATGAAATAGGAACAAAGACTGAACCTAAAATCAATGAAGATATAGGTGATGTTAGTGTTACGCCTAGTAGAGGTATCCACAAAGCTTATATTCCAGAATTTTTATATAAACCACCATTTGGTTATCCAAGAAAAGAAAATTTACCACTTATACGACAACTAGCTAAAAATCCTTACATATTTAGTGTTATTAAAACGTTAGCTGATGAAGCAGCAAGTACTGATTGGGATATTAATTATAAAGAAGGAGTAGACCCAACACCTGCAATGGATAAAGTAAGAGAAAAAATGCTTGATTTTTTTGATAATCCTAACAACAACAAAGAAAGTTTTCAACATATATTACGTGCAGTAATACGAGATATATCAGAACTTGATAGTGGAATCATAGTAAAAACGTTTAATAGAAAAGGAGAATTAGTAGAACTTTATGCAAGAGACGGTGCTAGTTTCTTAAAAAATCCTGATATGTTTGGATATATTGGTAACAGAGCAGAATTTGTAATGCCTGACACTAGTTATTATAGTGTAAGTCCAGAAAGTCCAGACATGCAAGCAACAATCAATAATTATTCCTTAAAATATAAAGAAGTAGCAGCGTATTTCCAATACGGTACAACAGCTTACGCTCTTCCAGTTCCTTTTGGAAGACGTGAAATTATTTATATTATGCAAAATCCTTTAAGTGATAGCGTTTATGGAAGAAGTCCTATACAAATATTAGCAGATATTATAACAACGCTTGTATATGGAGCTAATTATAATTTAGATTTTTACATGAACAATAACATGCCTGAAGGTATTATAAGTTTGATGGGTGCTAATAAAGATCAAATAACAGCTTTTAGAGAACGTTTCGATGCTCAATTTAGAGAGAAAGACCCAATTACAGGATTTATGCGAAAGATAGGATTTAAGTTTCCTTATTGTTAATAGTGAACCTAAATTTACTCCTTTTCAATTAGACCCTAAAGTTATGCAGGTATTAGAACAACAGGAATGGTTTACTAAACTTGTATGGGCTTGTTTTGGTGTAACAGCTGATGAAATGGGATTTACTCAAGATAGTAATAAAGCTGTGAGTCAAACACAACAAAGTGTATATAAACGTAAAGCTGTTAAACCTATGCTTAATTTATTAAAATATCATATTAATAAAGAGATAATTGCTGAATGGGGAGATGAAGTTTTTAAGAGTTTAGAGTTTGTATGGGATGATTATGATTTAGATGAAGATATGAAAANATCATCAGTTATATGAGTCTCAAATACGTATGGGTATTAAGACTCCTGAAATGGTAGCTGAAGAAGAAGGTATAAATGTTGAAGAACTTAAAACTCAAAAAGAAGAGCAACAACAAAAAGAAATAGAGAATGCTGTAGCAATGAGTAATCAGTTTCCACAAGAAGAAAAAGAATCTAAGAAGAAAAAGCCTGAAGAAAAAAGTGTAAAGTTTGAAAATGATTTAGAAAAAGAATTATACACTCAAATACAAAATAGAGCTAAAGATATAAAGAAAGCATTAGACTTATACAAGAGGGGTCAGCTTGACAATATTAGTTGAAACTAAAGGAATTATAGAAGATTTAACTAGAAAAATTTGTTGAGCTCTTAAATCTCGGAAGTATGTTTGATGTACTTAGTAAAGAGATAAGGAAACAATATCAAATTGGTTTAGATAAAGCAGAAGTTCAATTTGATATGAATTTTAGCTTTGACCAATCAAGATATAATTTATTAGAAAATTTACACGTTTGATAACATTAAAGGTATGACCGATGATATGGCTGATAAACTTAGAAGTGAGTTACAGCGAGGTCTTATGAATCTTGAAAGCGTTGATAAACTTAAAGAACGTGTTCAAAAAGTAATGGATGTTAGTGCTGAACGTGCTCGTATGATAGCAAGAACTGAAGCTAATAGAGCAGAAAATATGGGTCATATTGATGGTGCAAGACAAAGTGATGTTAAACTTATGAAGAAATGGGATGCTCATTTAGATAATAGAACTAGTGCTGTATGTAATGATTTAGATGGTAAAATAATACCTTTAGATAAAAAATTTAAATGGAATGGTCAAGAATTTGATGCTCCTCCAGCACATCCAAATTGTCGTAGTACTTTATTATTCGTACCAATAAAAATACATTTATAAATATAAGAAGCTATAAGGTGATATAAGATGCAAAAATTCAAATTTTTAACAAATTCTATGGAATACTCTGAAGTAGGAGTAAAAGGTTCTAAAGAGTATTACGTAACAGGATATATTTCCACAGATGAAGTAGATAGAGCAGGAGAAATAGTGACAAAAGACTGTATGAAAGATATGGTTAAACAAATTAAAGCAGGAAATGTAAAACTAGATATAGAACATAGTACTTTTAGAGCAGAAGAACCTGATATGCCAGTAGGTAAAATAGTTGACGCAGGACTCGACGAAAAAGGATTATGGGTGAAATGTGTTTTAAATAGAGGACATGAAAAATTTAAAAGTATGTGGGAAAGCATTAAAGGCGGATTTTTAGACGCTTTTAGTATTGCATATCAAGTTAAAGATTACGCTGAAGAATTTGTTGAAGATATGAAGATTAAAATGCTGAAAAGTGTAGAATTATTAAATGTAGCAATAACAGGAAATCCAGTTAATCCTGGAGCAAAAATGACAGAAAGTTTCTATAAAAGCATGAATTTCATAGACGTAAAAGATACGGAGGTCAATAAAATGAGTGAACAAGAACAAGTTCCAAAGGAAGAAGCAGAAGCTCCAAAAGAGGAAGTAGAAGCTAAACCTGAAGAACCAAAAGTAGAAGAAGCTAAACCTGAAGAAGCAGAAGCTCCAAAGGAAGAAGCTAAAGAAGAAAGAAATCCTCTCGATGAGATTAAGTCTCTAAATAATGTTATTTCAGAATTAAAGGCTGAGATTAAATCTCTTAGAGAAGAGGTAAGTAAACCTATGATGAAAAGTCTGGGTGAGAGTCCTATAAAGGAACATGAAGAAAAAATCGAAGTCAAGAACACATCAATGCTTGACAGAATATAAGGAGGAAAATAAAATGGCAGAAATAGCAGCACTTCCATCTGGATTTGATGATAAAGGTGCATACGCACAATCGTTTGGTGCACTAAAAAATGGCACTGTTTATCATGACCCATTTGGATTGAAAGGATTAAAAACAGATATGAAACCTGAATTAAAATCAGCTTTTGATAAAGGATTTGAAATTTCAATGAAAGCACATGGAGTAACATCTGGCGGTGCAGGAACAGCAGGATATGCAATGGTTCCAGTTTATGTTGATCCTAAAATAGTTGACCAAACAAGAAAATATACACCAGTAGTTGAATTAATTCCAAGAGTAACAAATCAAGGAATGTATGCAGATTACAATAATATTACAGCAAAAGGTGGTGGATTCACAGCAGCAGAAGATGCTTCACTAAGTGAAACAAACACAACTTATGACAGAAACAGCACACAAATTAAGTTCTTGTATGCAGTTGGAAGAGTAACAGGTCCATCTGTTGCAGCACAACCAAGTTATATCTTAGCAGGTATGATGCCAGGTTCAGGAGCTACAGGTCCATTTTCAGATCAGGGAGCACCTAATGCTATGCAACAAGAAGTACTTGTTAAAACAAGAGAACTTAGAGAACTTGAAGAAAACACTATCATAAACGGTAGTAGTTCATCTGATGCAACTCAATATGATGGTATCGTAACATTGATGGGTTCAACTAACACCGTTGATAAAAGCACGACTGCACTTGAATTAAGTGATGTTCACACAGCAGTTAGATATGCATTTGATGATGGTGGAAGACCAAACCTAGCAATTTGTTCATCTGGAGTTTATGAAGACTTGTTAAGTCTATTAAGCGAAAAACTAGGTTATTTGAAAGCAGAAGCTCAAGTATTCTGGGGATTTACAACTATTGTACTTCATACAATGGTAGGACAAATACCAGTTATACCAAGCATGTTCTTGACTAACACAAGTGGAAGCAAAGCAATGTATTTCCTTGACATGAGTGTTGTAGAAATGAGAGTCCTTCAAGATGTAACTTATGAAAAATTAGCAAAAACTAATGATTCAGATAAGTTCATGTTGAAATGTTACGAAGCTCTTATCATTAGAAATACAGGATTTTGTGCTTCAATAACAGCAATATCCGCATAAGCGGATTTTTTTATTTTTTTACTTGGAGGTAAAAAAGAATGGCAACAAACACTAACGTAGTCGCAAAAAATATTTCACCACTTGGCGGCACAGGAAACAAAGGGTGGAAATTAGGATATGTAGATTCAGCAGCTAAAGCTGCACAGAATGATACATGGACTGTGACTAATGCGAGTGAAATAATGTTAGCACATGTTTCAGATGATTCAGCTGGAACAATGGATGCATGCACTATTTCATCTAACGTCATTACGTTAACAGGAGCTGCAACAGGAGCAGCAAGTGGATTAATAATATTTAGATAAAAAATATATGGAGGTAAAATAAAATGGCAGCTATAACATTAGCAAATTGTACAGTTACACAAGAATCATTACCAGGATTTAATGTTTGGAAAATCATTACACCTGCAACTGCAGACGATGCAGATACAATTGATGTTTCGTCTATTATAGATGGGGATAAAGTTATATCAGCAAGATGTACTGCAGCTACAGATGGTAATTTACCAGTAGCAGCAATCACTGAAGCAGGAGTTTTAACTATTCCAGGTTCAACTGATAATGAAGCAAGAACAGTTTGGGTTACAGGCAAATCAGCTTAAACCCTTTTTTTTATTTTTTATAAATTAGGAGGTAAACAAAATGCCAGGACACAAAGACCCTGAATACGAAGTTAAGTATGATGATAAAGGTAGAGCTTATGTTAAAATGATTAGGGAAGTAGTAGTTGAAGAAGAACCTAAACCTAAGAAAAAGGTAAGTAAGAAGAAAAAGATTAATCCTTTATATCAAAGAGATGAATAATCATGACTTATTGTACTGCGGACGAAGTATATGCTACTGCTGGAATCAGTAGTACTGAAATATCCGAAGCTAATATTAATAATTTTATTTTATTAGCTGAAGGAGAAGTAGATAAAAAGACTAATACTACTTATTGGAATGTTGAAAATAGTGGTACTGCTTCATCTGCAACAAGTAATACAATAACACAAAGTGGTGCAGGATGGACTGCTGACGCTTATAATGATATGTATGTATGGATTTATGGTGGAACAGGAGTAGGTCAAGCACGATTAATTACAGATGGAGATATAGATACTTTAACAGTTGATAGAAATTGGGACGTAACTCCAGATAACACAAGTACGTTTAGAATAATTTATGCTCATACTTCACCTTACATAGATGGAGAACTGAGAGATGGGAATGACACTGACACCCTCTTTACGAATAAATATCCCCTCAAAATACTTGAAGCAGTAACAATAGATTCTACAAGTGTCACTCCATCTTATATTTATCAATACGAGGCTACTGGAAAGTTAGTACTCGGTTCAAGTGCAGAGTTTAGCTATTGGACTAGTAAACGAGCACAAAAAAACGAATTAGATTATTGGTATGGAGTATATCCATTACCTTATGAAGTCAAGAGACTTGTATTAGTATATGCAGCATTAAAAGCTTTAATGGCTCAAGCAGGAGGAACATTTAACGTTCCTAGTACTTATAGTTTACCTGAAGGCAGTGTAACTATAGGACAAGCATATATTAATATTAGAGGAGCATGGGATATGTTGAATAAAGAAAGATTACAATTAGAAAAAGTAATATTCACATATCCATCGTTTGCATAGTCATTCGATAATAGAGTGACTCACCTCGGTGGTGGGGTTTTCAGCTTTTCCTCACCACCAACTCTAAGTGGAGTATAAACAAATGACTAGGAGGTCAATATGGCATTGAATTTTTCAGGCGGACAAGCAGCTTACGAGACTATGATAGATAATTTTGCTAAAACTATTTCTAGGACTCCAGTCACAAAAACCACTTCTAACATTACAGGAGATGAAACTCTTACTGACGGTACACCAGCTAATATTACAGGAGCATTCTTTACTAAAGAAGACGATTGGGTACAAGACAAACAAGGTCTTATACAAAACGCAGATGCTGTACTATTAGTAAAAACTAGTGTTACTATTAACAAAAATGATAAACTTACTTATTCAGGTGAGACTTATAGAGTGGATAAAATTGAGACTAGGAGGTTAAACGGGACTGCATTTTATATTGTAGCAGAATGTTTTAAAGTATTATGAAAACTACTGAGAAAGATTTATCACGAAAATGGAATAAGTTTGTACAACTCTTAGCTATGAACTTAAGAAATGAATTAGTTCAAGTAGCTCCAGTAGATACTGGAAGATTAAAAACAAGCATAAAAGTAGTCCCTCAAGGTAATAATGTAATAATGATTAGTATGGTAGATTATGCTTTATACGTTGAATTCGGAACAGCTCCTCATATTATAAAACCTAAGAATGCTAAAGCATTACATTGGAAACAAAACGCTGTAGGTCCTAGAGGAGGAAAAATTAAAGAAGACGTATTTGCAAAAATAGTACATCACCCAGGAACTAAACCTCAACCATTCATTCGTAACACATTAAGACATAAACTAGGCAGTATTATAGGAAGAAGTCTGGAGGTTGCATTCGCATGAGTATCATAAATTTTAATGAAATAAAAGAAGAATTAGTAGTATTTTTACGTAATAGTGATATATTTACTACAACACAAAGAGGAGTAACAACCACTAACGAAACTCCAACATTAAGTGCAGCTAACTCTTGGCAAAGTTCAAAAACTAATATAAAAAATATTAGGAGTATAACAGTTGATGCTACTCCATTAAATTTAAAAGATGATTATACAGTAGATTATGAAGATAGTAATGGTTGTCTTGTAACATTTACTAGTGCTCAAACAGGAGATGCAATTATAAGTTATGATTATGGTAATAGTGATAAAATATTTCCTGATTTTCCAAGACCTGATTTAACAATAAGTAGTTTTCCAAGAATAGCAGTTGATTTAATAGGAGTAGATAGTAATGCTGGAGGATTTGGAAATGTTAACGTATCAAACATAACATTTACAGTTGTAATATATGATAAAACTCAATTAGATATAAACACGTATTTAGCAAGTGTTAGGTCAGCATTTATTAATAACTTTATAGGATTTAAATATCTTAGTAATTATGTGAGACCATTAGTTGTAGGTCCAATAATTAAAAGTCCAAGAGAAACAGGAAAAGATAAAATATTACAACAAAATATAGATTTTGTAAGTAATTTCAAGTATGAGAAAAATTAAAATGAAAGCAGAAGAAAGAACAATTAAAGCTAGTATGTTAGCAGGATGGACTGATATATTTATAGGTCTTATAATGTATTGGACTGGCTGGCATCAATGGTACTTTGACCATTTTCATTTTTTTGGAATATTAGGTATTGGTATGTTAGCTTATGGATTTTGGCATAAACTTCTCTATGAAAAGGAAACAAAGGTGAAAGTATGGAAGAAGATAAATTACTAAAAGAATTATTAGAAGCAGTAAAAGAAATGCACCATGATACTCATAGAGAATTACGAGAAATAAAAATAAGGTTAATGGAAATTAACAAATAGGAGGAAATAAATGGTATTTACAAAAGAAAACGCTCAATCAATTTCACTAAATATGTGGAAGAATAGAAGTAAAGATACACTTAAATCTTTTTTAGTAAGGCGGTAAAAATACTAGATTTAAAAAAGGTATAGAACCATGGAATAAAGGACAAGGATGGAAAAATGAGATTAGACAATGTTTAAGTTGTTTAAATGAATTTAATCCATCAAAAAAAGATAGTAGATTTTGTTGTAAAGGATGTGCAAGTAGATTTACACAAACAGGTAAAAAATATTCATATGAAAGAAGAGTTAAATTTTCTTTAGCAAAAACTAATGAAAAAGAGTTTACAGGATTTAAATCAACCCTATCAAGGAGAATAAGAAATTCAAAGAAATATAAAGAATGGAGATTACAAGTATTTGGTAGAGATAATTATACTTGTCAAGATTGTGGACAGAGAGGAGTTTATCTTGAAGCTCATCATATAAAATCTTTTACTAAATTTCCAGAATTAAGATTTCAAATATTAAATGGAATAACATATTGCCGAGAATGTCATATTAAAAATGATAATCAAATAGGCAGGAGGAAATAAAATGGCTCAAACAGAAGCAATTGGAGGAGTTCACACGTATATATTATACGGTGAAGAAAGTACATACAATACTGCTGTAACTACAGATACTCATCTTGGGCTTGTTACAAGTTTCAAATCAACTATTAATAACAATCTAACCGAGAATCGTGGATTTGTGGGTACATCGACAGGTGGGAGAGATGTAGTTAAGTTTACATCTGGAGCATTAAATATTAGTGGAAGTGTAGATTTTAAGATTACAAACTGGGCTTTCATGGAATATGTTTTGGGTAGTGTATCAGGAAGTGACCCTTATACTTATACAGGTGCAGAAGTACCACCAAGTATAACATTATCTCATAACATAGATAATCCTGGAAGTAGTGCAACAGACCAAGAAGAAATACATTCAGGTGTTGTAGTTGAATCTATTAGTATTAAAACAAGTGTTGGAGAACCTGTAACAGCAACTTTAGATTTTAAATCTGCAAAAGTAGTAGTTGATACAACTTTATCTACTGCGGTAGGATTGCCAGATGAAGACGTTTACAATTTTAGTGGTGGAGCAATAGAACTACCAAGCGGTTCAGCTCTTGATAATATTATTGATAGTATTGATGTTTCAATAACTAACAATCAAGAAATATTGTATGGTGTTGGAAGTAGGTTAGGACAAAACGCTTTACCTAAAGCAAGAGTATATTCGATAAAAGTAACACTGAAATATATTGATAACGATTTAATCACAGCTGCTTTAGGAGCAACAACACCTACAGCAACTGGAGGACCTACAGAATATGCAACTCTTGTATTAACATTTTCAAGCGGTACAAGAAGTATGACAATGACATTTAGTGGTGTTCCTATTAGTGATTTTGCAAAAACAGCAGACCTTAACGAAGTTGTAGGAGAAGATATTACTTTATCTGCAAAAACATTAAGTGCAGTAGAAAATAACACATAAGGTGATAAAATGGAAGAAGAAAAAGCTAGTACTGTATATAGAAAGTTTGATAGCGATGATGTTGTTAGACTTCGTAGCGGTACGATAAGAACAGAAGTAGTCAGTGGCAAAGAAAAGATGAGTGTTGACGCTGGTATGTTACAAAAATACAGTATCGTACTTGGAATAAAAAGTTGTGAATGGTTTAAAGATAGAATCGACGATAAATTTGGTGTAACAGATGAAATTTTTGCAAGGAGAGCAACCGAAGAGTTTAGAAGAATACCTGTTACAGAAATTGATAAACTATTCAAGGAGGTTCAAGATTATAACAAAGCAGATTATAATGTTAATGAACTAAGAAAAAACTCAAATACGCCTTAAAAGGTCGCAGTAGTGACAAATATGCTCTTGACGCTTTGTCTGATGCGATGATGTGTAAATGGTTGAACATCAGTCCAAGCGAATTAAGGCGTATGGATTATCATACAAGAGTGAAATATCAAATAGTATATAGTACTATAATGGAAGTAAAACCAGAATTAATGAGTGGGTTATAATGGCAGAAGAATTTATAATAAAATTAGTAAGTAACGATTTTAGTGCTGGAGTTTCATCTAGTGGTGCTGCTTCCATAGGAACTTCGTCAGGTAAGAGTAGTGGAGTAGGGTCTATAGGAAAAATGGCAGGTGCGCTTGGTGCTATAGGATTAGGTGTTCAAACAATCATATCTATTGTAGGCCCTGTTATAAATTCTCTTATTAAACCTATAAAAACTGTACTTACAGGAATTTTAAAACTTGTAGGAGAATTGTTACGTCCTATTGTAGAAATTGTTGTAATACTACTTAGACCTGTTCTTGCATTACTTAAACCTATAATTTCAATTTTTAAAGCATTCATGGCACCGTTTATTCAAATTGCTAGAGAGTTTGCTAACATTGGAACTAAACAAATTCAAGGTGGAGATATAGCTGGTGGAATGGAAAATATAGTAAGTGCTATCACTACATTAATAGGACCCTTTGTAGTATCTATTACTAGTGTGGCATTACAACTCGCAACAAGTTTATTGTTGGGTGGAATAACATTATTAGTTTCTAGTTTAATGGACCAAATAGGAAATATTCTTGAAAATTCTAGTATAGGATTTATTTCTGATATAGGAACTTCTTTAAAAGATGGTTCTGAAGTTGTAAAAAATGCTGGTAAAGAATTGACTACTGATGTAAATAGTCTTATAACAGATGGCACTAATTTTGTTTTAGGAGAAATGGAAAAAACGTATAAAGAAAAATTAGATGATGCAAAAAATAATATAAGTCCTAATATGACAGATGCTTACGTTACTCCTCTTGAAGAAGCTACAAAAAGTGCTCAAGGTGCTGCCGATATTGTTTTTGGTGAAGAAGGCACTTTAGTAAAAAGTGTTGAGAAAGGAACAACTAATATGGGAGTAGAAGTAGATAATAAGATGGGAGAAAATGGTACTATACCTACTAAATTTGAAACAGGATTAACTTATATGGAATCATCAACTTATACGTTTGTAGATTATATGAAAAGAAAAGGTGAAGAATTAGTTGAAGAAGCACAAAATTATGCAAGTAGTATAAGAAGAAGTGCTAAAAGAGAAGCTGAATTGATTAGAGTAGGACCATTCAGTTTAGATGTGGATGTGGAATAAATGGGAGATGTAACATTAACAGTAGATGGAACAACATTTACTTTTCAACCTGGTGATGTTCAAAAAATACAATCATCAATACAAAGTAAAGCAGAACAACAAGAAGTAGCTGCAGCTGGTCCTATGGGTGCATATTTATATGATTATGATGGATGTGTTAAAGTTATTACAGTTAGTGGAGTATTAACTGCCGCATCTACAACAAGAATAAGTGGATATAGTATTAATACAATAGTTGAACAAAAACAATGGCTTGAAAGTTTAGTGAACGGTTCACAAACAGCAATAACTTTTGATTCTGATTTTGAAAGTATATCTGTAACAACTAGTACTTCACCAACTGCTCCATATAAAGGAGCATTTCAATATACAACTTGTATGGTTCAAAGTATAACATTTACACAAGCAGGTGGTGACCCTAACAGATTACCATTTAATATGACTTTATTGGTAGGTACAAAATTATGACTACAGGAAGACCAGAATTAACAAAAGTAACATTGAATAGTATAGATGTATCTAGTTTTATTCTAATCATGGTCTCAAAATACTAATAAAGATAATTCTACTATTAAAGGAGCAGTTGTTGTTTTAGCTAAAGCAGTAACATCAATATTAACTGTTGATAATACTTTAATAGGTAAAAGTGCAATTGTTCAACGTGGTGTATCTACGGCGACTGAACGATATGTACTTCGTGGTGAAGTACTTGATGTTAGTGTTGAAGGTGGAAGAGTTCTTATTAAGTTAGTTGACGAGATGTATACAACAACTAAGAAAGTAGTTACTAAAAGTTTTGATAAAAATATTGATAGTGAAGCAGGAAAGTACAGTGAAATATTTAAAACTTTAATTAATGATTATACAGATTTAACAGCAGATGCAACAAGTGTTCAAGATAGTGGAACAGTTAACGTTTTAACAAAATTTGTTTGTCGAGCAGCAACAGTTTTTGATAGATTAAAAGCTCTTGCTGATGCTATTGGTTGGCAATTTTATTATAATTCAGATGATGATTTAGTATATTTTGAACCTCAAGGATATACTTCACAAGCAACTATTGCTACTAGTTCAGATAATTTTAATGAAATACCTAAATGGCAATATATTCCTACTGAACTTTATAATGTTGTAGAAATTAGAGGAGCACAACAAGAGGTTGAAACTACTGAATCAGGTCAGATAGGAGTAACATCAG